AATACATGTGCATTGTCGGCTGCATATTGATTTGCATATACTCGCATTGTGCCATTCAATGTACCAACAAACTTTGTGTTTGTAGGTGCTTCAAATGTACCTTCTGTAGTACGTGCAAAAGCACTTGTTGTAGCACTTTGTAGTACTGTCAACGAAATTGGCGATACAACACACCAGTTACCTGCGCCACGACGTGTACGTGCGGCGATTTGGTTTGCTGCCTTATTAATTAAGACTGCTAGTGCGGCGTGTTCGTCACCAACAAAAACTGAACCTGAACCAGATACGTTTGGCTGGTCATAGGTATCAGAAGTTCCTGCTAGTGCAAGAAGAGAACCGATAATTTCTTGATCGATTTCAGCGGTAATTTCTTGTGCCAATGCTGCCATTACTTCTGCTTCAACGTCAATACCGTGCTGGCTATTAGCGTCTTGTGCAGCTTCAAATGTCCAACGTGCGCTCAACTTACGTGTCTTTGCCTCAACTGTTTGCTTGAGGATTTGAATCGATAGTTGATTGCCACCCGTAGCTTCTAATGAACCTGTGGGTGCTGGTGCGGCTGTGCCATCACCAGAATATGCTGTTGCAATTTTGAAAGGGCTGAGTGCCTCTTCACCTGCTGTTACACCTGCGCCTGCTACTGTTTCTGCGTAACGAACACGTAGGGTGTGGATTTGACCCACAGGACCTGTCATTGGCTGTACGCCAATTAGTTCATTTGCAATTACAGTAGGCATGACACGACGAATTACAGGTAAAATAACCTTATTCAAGGTAGCAACGTTACCTGCTGATGTGGTACCAGCGGCTGCTGTTTCCATAAGAGCTGACTTGGTGTTCTCGAGAACGGTATCCATTACTACTTTACGGTTACCGCTTAATCCTTCTGTTAAGGCTTCTCTAGCTGCACCCCAGTTCTCGGACTCAAATAGTGCGTCTGTCATTTCAACATTCTCCTATTAAATTTTAGGTTAAACCAGCTAATTTACGTAGGTTAATAATATCGGCACCATCTGCGGACTCGTCTGCTTCTGTTACTTCTTTATCACCTGTAATTATTGATTTATTTTCTGTCAAAGATTGCTTCTTCGTAGAAACTGTATTCTCTGATAGAATAGTAGGCACATACTTCTTAAAAGATTCTGTAAGTTTCTCTGTTTTCGTTCCTTCCAACAAATCACTCATTATCTTTTTTGCTTTTTTATCAAGCGGCTGAAGTAATTCTGCCATAATTTTTGTACGTGCTACAGAATCTTGTGCGATTCGAGTTTCACGTTTAGTAGTATTAATTAATACTTCTTTTTCCTCAATAACGTGTTTTGCTTCTTCTAACTTTTGAGTTAGTTCTTGCTTTTCATTATCAAGTTTTTTTAGTTTTGTACCATCTGCTAATTGTGATGTCATAAATTCAGCTGCATAAGTCTCGAAAATACTACGTCCAAACTCATTTTCACGAGCGACTTTAATATCTTCTTTAAGTTGAGTTAACTCTCCTCTGAGACAGTTTTCAATTATTACATTGATTTTTTCTGCGGCATTCTTTACAAATTCACGCTTGGCTTCTGCAATTAACTTCTTACCTTCCGAAACAAGTTTAACCTTAGTTTCTACTAGATCACGTTTATCATCGTGAAATTCTTTAAGTTCATTAGTTAACTGACGAAGTACAAATTCCTCCAACTTACCAAATTTAGTTTCTTGGAGTGTACGATCTTTTCGAAGTTCGTTTATTTCTTCCTTCAAAGTTTCAAGAACAAATGAATTCAACATACCAACATGTGTTCCTACATTTGTTTTATAAGAAACTCTTTGTTCTGCAAGACCTTGCTTATCTTCGGCAAACTCAGAAAGTTCGGCTTTAATAACATCATTAAGCATCGCGTCAATTGCTTCTACAATTTGTGACTTGTCATTTTCATAACGAGTTGCAAATTCTTCACGCAATTCAGCGGCAACGCCTTCACGAGCTTCTGTCAACTGACCTTCCCATGCTTCAGATAAAGCACTTTTTACATCTTCAGAAAGAACATCGGACTTCAATAGTTCTTCGAAAGCATCTGCCATTAGAATTCTCCTAATTTATTTTAGGTCTTTAATTAACTTTAAAATTTCTTTCTTAAAGTGTTTTTGTGCACCATTATCATATTTTGTTGCTTCTACAAGATCCATTAAAACATTACCATTCTTACGGCTCATTATTGTTTCGTATATAGGATCTGGATATGCATTAGGTGCAGATGGATTAGCAACAATATCTACAGTGATTATTTCAAATTCTGAAACATTACCACCTTCGTTTACGTTACCTGAACCCCTACTGGAAACTCCCAATTTAACACCATTTTCAAGTAATGTCTTACAGATATTACCCATTGGTGTAGGAAGAATCCTTAATTTTCCTATACCGTCATTTCCATTCATTGCCATTTCAGTAACTATGTGAGACACACGGTCTAAATTGACTTGTAAATCATCTGGATGGTCTGCTTCACCTAACACAGAATATCCTTCTTTGATTTTTTCTTGAATTGATTTTACGGCGTTTGTAATTTCATTAACAGGATATACTCTTTGATTTTGATTACGTACATCACCTTGAATAAAAATACCTTTCAAACACAAATCTTTATTACCGTCAGAGTTTGTAACTGCTTCAGTAATTAAATTTGCTTGATCATATGTTAATTGTTCAGTGAGTGTTATAATCATAATTTATTGTACCCCATTAAGAATGTATACTCTTTGTATTGCCTGCGCCTTCTTTATTTGATGGTGCAGCTACATTACCAACATTAGGTTCTGTTGTGCCTGGGGAATCTGGATTGTCGCCAGCTGCAGGGGATGATTCACGATTATATCCTGAATGATCTGATCCTGTTTGACTTACTGGGTCTCCTCCACTTCCTGCGTCACCGCCAGGTCCTACTGTAGATTTTGTATTATCTGCGCCTTCTGAATTGGAAGGTGCTGTTACTGCTGATAAATCAGCCGCTTCTTCTAGTTCTTCAAGCTCTTCAACAACTTCTTCTCCAGGTACAACGGATTCCATCTCAGGTGCTACTTCAAAGTCTACTGGCATCTCTTCATCACCTTCGACTTCTTCTTCACCTTCAACATCATCACCCATCATATCTGCAAAAGCTGCTTTAAGTTCTGCTAAAGCGTCTTCGACATTCATCATAGCATCTTCGACTTCGACATCATCGCCGTTGCCTTCAGGTGCCATATCGCCTGCTAAATCTTCGGCTGCTTCCTCGTCATCAAGATCTTCTTCAGAAAACATCTCTTCTGCATCAATCTCTTCTGCGTTGGCTTCAATTTCATCGGCAAATCGTTCTTCTGGATCACCACCGATTGCTTCTTCTACAGCTTCTTCATCTTCGTCTTTGGCTTCTTCTGTAATGTCATCCTCGATATCAGCATCTGACTCGACCAATTCACTATATATAGTCTTGGCCTTTTCAACAAATACTTCATGGAGAAGCTCTGTTGCTTTTTCGTTTTCCTCGTTTACTAGGTATTCGAGTACTTGCTCTAATTTCTGTGTAGTCATATAATTCTCCTAACAAGTGATTAGACACTAATTATCAATGGTATTTACTACAACCAATAATTCTTGGTTGAAAAAGGGCAAAAAATGGTACTTCTTGACAATAACTGAGTAGTTATTGGAGAGAAATTATAGATAAGTAAAGTGGTTTTACTCTTCGGCTTGCTTACCGTATATAAACTTATAAAACTTTTGTCGTTCTTCGTTTTCGTATTTTTTCATCTCACGCATACGGCGCAACTTGCCTAAATGCATTAAAGTCAGACGAGGCCGTGTTATATCATCAATATCATAACGACTATATTTGTCGTCTTCCATATCATAATAACCTTCTGTAAGTTCTTTAAATTTCATAATTGTATTTATTATGGTGCCGGTGGTGCGCCTTCGCCTCCACTAATTGGAGATTCTTCGTCGCCACCTAACTCTTCGTCGCCGCCCAAATCGTCGCCACCTTCTAGATCAGGCATACCGCCCGAATCAAACGGTCGTATACCAACTGCTGATAAATTATCAGTCATGTCTTCGGTATCAAGTTCACCTTTGTGTGCATCTGGATTTTCTTCTTTCCACATACGTTCATTATCTACTATTTCGTTTTCATCTAAACCTAAATACTTCTTCATTACAAAACGTCTACTCAGATATGGTGTGTCTCCAATAGACGAGAATATAGTAGCACGAGCATTATCAATTTCAATTTCTCTATACTCACTAAAACTTTGTGGCTCTAAGAATTCTAATTCAAAACTAGCGGCATCTACATTTATACCTCTGTGCTTTAAGAACATTTTAAATTCATTATCAAGAATATTTTGTATTTGATTTTGCAAACGTTGACAATATTTGTTAAATCTATATTCTTGAATAAAAGCAGTACCTACTCTACCATCCGCATAAGTAGAACCTGTATCATCGGGTCCAGTAGGAAGATATGAAGTCGGTACACGTAATGCTCGCATCATTTTATTGTTAAAATATTTAAGATCATCTATTTCGCCCAAGTTATCACCACCTGGTAGTACTTCTACTTTTGAACCTCTACCTTCAGCAGTTTGAGCAAAGAAATAATCTTCCATAATTGACAATGGGTTATATGATGCATCTAGTACAGTTGTGCCTCCACCTGTCTTATTTGGAATTCTACGTTGATGTATTTCATTCTTAACTCTTTCGACAAAAGCCATTGCTTTATGTGCAGGCATATTACCTACGTCAATATAAAATACTCTACGTTCTGGAGCACGTTGTACTCTATAAATTATGATAGAATCTTCTAACAGTTCTTTTTGTTTATACGTTTTAAAAATAGGCTCTAATATAGATGTACCAAATGGATAGTTTGCATCCATTCCTTCTGTTAAAGCAAAATGTATAATGTGTTGTGCGTCAACTCCAAACTCTTCTTGGAATGCTGTTGTTTGTTTTGCACTATAACTTCTAGCATCCATGATACCACCACGGAACATTGTATCCGTTGTAGTAAATTGTGTATCATGTTGAAGAATTTCACTTGCTGTTTTTTCTTGAAGATTTAAATCTAAATTCTTCATTATGTATTGTTCAGGCTTTTTGCCTTCACTATCATTAACAACAATCTTTGTAACATCAACTGGATTAACCCAATACAATATATAAGTATCAGGATCTCTGATAAAAAATTGATCGCCATACTTAACAGTACTGCGGAATAAACGAAATATTCTTTTATCCCAATCGTTAATATTAGTCCACTGCTTCATTGCTTTATCTAATATAGCAACTTCGCCTTCAGTAGAATCATCTTTCCATACTATTTCAAAAGGAATGTTTAATTCATTTTTAAATTGTGTACTAAATTCAGATATAGTATCCAATGCTGTATTAACTTCTGGATCCATATCCATTTGATCGTATTGTGCATAACGTTCTACACGGTTTGGCTGTCCTGAATATACTTCTGGCAACCAACTAGAAAATCTAGCAGATTTACCACTACTAGAAGCAGTTCCTCTAGCACCTTGTTGTTGTACGTTGTAAACTGTAAAATGTTTTTTCCAACTCATAATATATATACTCTAACACTATTTAACAGATTTGTCAACTTTTTCATCTTATGTATATGCTTTTGAATTGCGAACAGCGTCTGAAATTGGACCATCTGAGCCTAGGAGTCGAACAACTTGTCGATTAGTTGCGAGCAGTTGGTTCTGAAATTCCCTATTATCTGGGTCGACGCCGTGGCCTGCTTGTATCAATCTTGATACTTCGTTAGCAGTAGCGGTATTGTTGGCAACCTGTTGTTCCATCTTTTCGTCAAGGCCTCGGCTAGCGGAAGTCCATACGTGTAACATTTGTCCGAAATCTTCGGCCATCGTCTCACCCGTTAACGCTCGTGCGCGAGCGTTAAAGTCTGCTTCAGGAAACTCGTATTGTGAACCTGGTTGAATGGCGCTCCGGAGCGCCATTAATTTCTCGCGAGATGCTTCAATGTCATTGACATTGAAGCTCAGGCTGTCATCATCGGTGGTGGATGTTTGATTATTTTCGTCTCTAGGATGATCACCGGACAAATTAAATATATTACTAAGAAAATCTCTTGCAACATCCGGATTTAGACCTTCAACAAACTTAATTGTCTTTACTGCACCAGTAATGACAATATCAGCCGTGCCTACTGCCAAGCTTCCCATTGTTGCAGATACAAAACCTGCAAGTTGACCGCCCCCTTCAAATAATTTTTCAAATTTATCTATTACTCCAATATATTCTTCTTCAGATATTTCTCCCTGCATATATGCCTGACGTTTTTTTACAAGGTTTCCTAATTGTTTTTCTATTAACCCTCGCATTTGATCTGTAACACCCTTTGCAAATATATTTTGCATTACTGCTCCGATCTGCTGACCAGATAAAATTGTCATATTACCTATTTCGTCTATCGATTTTAGAATAGAGTCGGTAGGAGATCCAGCTTGGGGTTCATTTAAATTCCCTCCTCCTGCTAGAAATTGACCCGGCTTTTGTAAGATCAACACGGCTTGTTGGAGTGCTACAAAGCCAGCACCAAAATCTACTAAAGTACCACCAATTTGGGATAGCATTCTACCTTGTGGTGATGCTCCAAATGCGTCCACTAGCTCATAATATCCTAAGGCTCGCTCGCGATGTTCTCGGGGACTAATATATTGACCAGTTGCTGATAACTTTATTGTGTCCATTAACTGTTGCAAGACCTGCGGCATAAATTTATAATCGTCGAATTCACCGCCAAATTGCGGTGCCAATAAAGAAACATTGCCGCCTAGTCTTACAGCATCTTGCATTGCGTTTGCTTGTTTTTCAGAAAATCCATACAGTGTTGTCAGTTGTTTCATACTAACTCTAAGATTTTCTGCTTCTTCTACAGGTAATTGACGTAAATATGCTTGCCATTTTGCATCACTTTCTCTTTCAATAACTTGTTGAATGTATTTTTTACGAGATTCACCTGTTATTTCAGATAGTGCTTTAGTATTTTGTGCTAAATCTCTTAAAGACTCTGTTGCTTCGGCTGTTGCTGATTCTCTATCTCGACCTGCTAATATTCTATTCCTAGTATCTTTTAAAAAGTAATCATTTAGCTCTTCTATAGCAAATCCTAAATTTGTAAAAAATTCCATATCACCTTCGTTTACAAATCGTTTTCTCCAATCAATCCAAACTTTAATACCTGCTTGAACATTATCTCCCATCAATGCAAATGCTGTACTATTCAATGCTAATTGTTTTTCTAAATTATCAAGGCCTAATCCAGCATCAGCTAGTTGAACTCTTAATTGCATAAAACTTTCGCCGAAACTAACACCCAAGTCACCTGTTTTTCTTAAACTTTGGCCAAAGTCATCTATTAATGTCATTGCAACACCGAGGCCGGCTGCCATAGCAGTTACTGCCCCTTCAGCCAACTTACCTACGCCACCAAGTATTCTCCCCCAACTAGTTGGGTCTTTGGAGCCGGCACTGGTGACGGTCTTTCTCAATCCTTGTAAACCGGATTTGGCTTCTCCCGCAAGTTTACCACCTCCACTGATTACCTGGACCATCATTTTTAGCATATCTGTTATATTACCAAATGCTCCTGCCATCGATGTATCTGTTCTTGTTGCAGACTTTGCCATTGCACCTAATCTACTAGCCGCAGAATCTGCCGCCGAACCTAATCTAGTAGCACCGTCTGCCGCTAATTTACTACTAGAAAAACCTGATTTGTCTTTATCTCTTGAAGCTTTTACTACTTCACGTGACCACTCTTTCATTTCCCTTGCGGCTGTCTTCATTACATCTGCAATATCTCCGCCACCGGTGGACATTTTGGCAGCAAATTTCTGCATGAACCTATGATAATTGGGCGTATCTTTTGTTATCATAAGAAGTTTTTGTAAGGATTCCTCAGTTGCCCACTGAGGATAACTTCCACCACTTTGTAAGCTGTCTAATGTAACATCAGGCATAAAAATTCCCCATTAAATACGTATATAAATAGTATTACAAATAATTAATTATAATTATATTTATCGGAGGAAAAAATGGCTGGAAATCCATTAGGAGAATATTTTAGAAAACCAGCGGTATATGTAGATTTACCGAGTAAGGGCAACTATTATGAACAAAAACCTACATTATCAGCAGACGGAGAACTAGCAGTATATGGTATGACTGCAAAAGATGAACTACATCTTAAAAATCCAGATGCTTTATTAAATGGTCAAGGTGTAATTACAGTTTTACAAAGTGTAGTTCCGGATATTTTAAATCAAAGAGAAATACCAATACCTGATTTTAATTCTATCTTAATTGCTATGCGAATAGCAAGTTTTGGTAAAGATATGGATTATGAAATAACATGTGGCTCGTGTAGCCAATTGGATACTGTAACATTTGATTTATATGAAGTTTTAGCAACTACACAATTTCTAGATCCAGAATATATAGTAAAATTAGATTCCGGAGTAGAAGTATACGTAGGTCCTACAACAGTAGAAACACAAAATAAAGTATCAATGGGTCAATTGGAACAAGGAAGATTAATAGATCTAATCAATACTGATTTAGATAGTGACGAAAAATTAAAAAAGTTTAGCAAAATATTTGAAAAAATAACCGGTATAACTTTCGATATAGTACAAGATGGTATTCGTTATGTAAAAATACCCGACGAAGAAGGGACCATTGTAAAAAACGAAGCACATATTATTGAATGGTTAAAAAATATTACTAGGGATGAATATGAAAAGATTCAAAATCTTGTAACAGAAATAAATCTCATCGGTACTAAAGGAACATATGATCATGCATGTACTTCATGTAAACATATAAATTCTGGAACGTTAGAATTTGATCCTACAAATTTTTTCGTATAAGGCTTCGACTTGCTAAAAGCCAAAAAGAACTTATTGATATTGTTGAAGAACAAAATAAAGAAGCCGAAGCCTTAATGAATGAAATTGCACGAATGGTTGTCTATTCGCGAGCAGTAACCTATACAGAAGCATGGAATATGACTTATCATGAAAGAAAGATATTCATGAACGCTTTAAAGGAATACGTCGATGCCAAATCTGGAAAGAAATCAACAGAACAATTATAACTCTTCTAGATGAACTAACGTTCATCTGTTCTTCGTAGTTTTACAACTACTCGAACTTCTTAACTTTTTCCTGAACGTCAAGTCACACTTCGCCTATTACAGCAAAGTGTGACTATATAAATTTTTCCATCG